GGTTATGTTTTTTACCATACACACACTCTTCTACGAAAGAGCATAAAGAAAAATTTTGCAAGGATGATCGCCAATAGAAAAAATGTTCAATCCATTGCATCTTATAACGGTTGGGCCGCACATTGCAACAGTAAACACTTAATGAAAAAATTATTACATGAACACGTTTAGCCAATTTAAAATTACACTCTCCTCGAAAGGTTTTGAGGGCGACAAAATAAAGATGTCGAAGATCCTGAACCGTGAAATTGTGGTTCATCATTTCAAGATTGAGGACTCGAAAGTTTTTAGAGAGAAAGGATCCGGGAAGTGTCTCTGCCTTCAGATATCGTTGAATGATGAAAAACATATTGTGTTTACATCATCGACAGGATTGATTGAGGTTATTAAGCAGGTACCTGAAGATGGATTTCCCTTTGCAACCACGATAGTTGACGAAAACGACAGATATAAATTTAGCTGATGAACAACCTCGCAACCCAATATATCTCAGATGTTACATCCGGCAAGGTACAGCTTTGCAAGTTGGCGCACCTTGCAGTGATGCGGCATGTTGCCGATTTAAAGACAGGTATTGACCGGGGGTTATTCTTTGATGAGCGGTCCGGAGCTAAAGCGATTAAGTTTTTTGGGTACCTGAAGCATACAAAGGGATCGCAATTTGCGGGTAAAGTGTTTGAGCTATCGCCCTGGCAGGCGTTTATCGTTTGGAGCTTGTTCGGTTGGAAAAAAGCTGACGGTACCCGCCGTTTTAACTATGCTTACGTGGAGGTTGCCAAGAAAAACGGCAAAAGCACCTTCGCTGCGGGCATTGCTCATTACTGTTTTATTGCCGATAAGGAGCCTGGAGCTGAAGTTTATACAGCTGCCAGCAACCGCGATCAGGCTAAAATAGTTTTCAATGAGGCCAGGAACATGGTAAAATCCAGCAACGATCTGCGAAAAATGGTTACTATTTATGAACATTCGATGTTTATCGATGTGACTATGAGCACGTTTAAACCTCTTTCGAGCGATCAGGACAGCTTTGAAGGCAAAAACCCCAGCTGCACCATTTTTGATGAATACCACGTTCAGAAAAGCAACGACCTGTTTGATAACATCAAGTCTGCCATGGCTTCGAGGGTTAGCCCTCTCCTATTTGTGATTACAACCGCCGGAAAGAACCGCACCTCTCCATGTTACGATTACCGGGCCATGGTTTGTGAAATTTTGAAGGGAATGAAGCTTCAGGATAACATTTTTGGCATCATTTATACATTGGATGAGGGCGACGAATGGGACAATAAGGATAACTGGACCAAGGCGAACCCCAATATTGACGTTTCGGTGAACCGTGTTTTCCTTGAAAATGAGCTAAAAGAGTGTAAAAACAGGGAGTCTGCAATCATCAATTTTAAAACAAAAAACCTGAATATCTGGACAGATCAGGCGAAAGGTTGGATAAAAGATGAAGATTGGATGAAATGCGCCGGTAATATTGACATGGAAGCGATAAAAGGCCAGGTTTGTTACGGTGGGCTCGACCTTGCGGCCTCTGTCGATATCAATGCCCTGGCTTTGTACTTTCCTTTTTTGAAAATAGCGCTCTTCTGGTTCTGGATCCCTGAAGATAAAGTGAAACAACGGGAGGACCGTGTTGATTACAGGCTTTGGCACTCCAAAGGTTATATCAGAATAACGGAAGGCGCTGTGATCGATATCGACACGCTCAGCAATGACATTCTTACCATTATTCGGGATTACGATGTGAAAAGCATTGCCATTGACCCGGCCAAAGCTTACAACGGGGTTGTTCAGAACCTCCAGAAGGAAGATATAACACTTTCGCAATTCCGACAGGGCTTTATTTCGATGGATGCACCCACGAAAGAGCTTGAAAGGCTCATTTTATCGCGCGAAATTAACCACGGCGGCAACCCGGTTATGCGATGGATGGCGTCTAATGTTGATCTGAGGATTGATCCGGCGGGAAATATTAAGATTGACAAGGCCAAAAGCTCCGATAAAGTGGATGGAATGGTGGCCTTTGTAATGTCTATTGGCGAATATATGACTCAGAATACTAACAATTTAATTAACGAAATCTATGCTAACCAAGGTATCAGAACACTCTAAGGAAAAACAAACGACTCCCGAACCCATGTCTCCTACTTTTGCTGACTTTGAACGCCGGTATTTTAAATACCTGCAAACAAGCCGTACCCAGGAAGAGGCTTATGATAAAGCAAACGACGATTATCGCAAGCTTTTCAACGTGGACCGGTATTCTAGTTATAATTCGTTTAGAACAGTGAAAAACAGAAGATTAAAAACAAAATAAGATGAAATCAACCGAAAGTTTTAAACTAGTAATCAGCAACAAGCTGGAAGAAATGGCGGCAACAGATCCTTTGTTTGCAGTTTCCTTTAAAAAGGAGAATAAGAATATCGATACTTGTATCATCTATATTCTTAACCAGGTACAAAAAAGCGGTTGCAATGGGTTCAGCGATGATGAGATTTTTGGCATGGCGGCGCATTATTACGATGAGGAAAACATTGAACCAGGTAAACCCATCGGGTGTAACGTGGTGGTTAACCATTCCATTGAATTATCGGCGGAAGAAATGCAGAATGCCCGGGAGGCAGCCAAACAAAAAGTAATGGCTGAAGAAATGGAACGGCTTAAAAAGAAATCGACGCCCAAAAAACCGGACCAAAGAACTGAACAACCTAGCTTATTTTAAGATGAAACCAAAAAGCAAAAAGCAAATCAGAATTGTTGAGTTGAGTTCGAAGCTCAAACCAATCGTTAAAGAGCATAAGAAATGGGCCTTTGATAAATGCCTGGACAAGTATTATGTTCGAGCACGCAAAACGCTTTTTTGTTTGGAATGTGGTTATTCCTGGAAAGAGGATTCCGTTTTGATAACAAATGTTGTTGGCTGCACGTGTCCCAAATGCAAACGCGCCCTGAAGCTTAAAAGTTATTACCGCAGCTGGTGTAATGAGGCGGCTTATTTTTCAATTCTTACCACTGTGGAGGATATGCAGGTGGTGCGAATGTTCTTTATTCGCAAGCTGATGAAAAAGAAAGAAAAACCGACGGTGGTAATTAATGAGGTTATGCAGCACTTCATTGATGCGAAAGGTCAGGTTACCACCATGTCCAAAACCGTACAAGGATTTTCGCAATATTACGATCAGTGGATCCTGACAAGCGATTTGGAAGTGCGCCCAACATCTTACCAATATTGTAGCCGGTATGCAATAGGGCCTTACGGTATTTATCCGGATCGGAAAATATTACCTGTCATCAAAAGAAACGGGTTTAAGGGAAGTTTTCACGGGTTTACGCCTCACCATCTGTTTTCGACCATCCTTAAGGATTCCAACGCCGAAACATTGCTGAAAACAAAACAGGTTTCGTTGCTAAAGTACTTTGAACGGTTCAATGAAACTGTAAAAAGTAATTGGCCAAGTATTAAAATCTGCATTCGCAACGGGTATATCATCAAGGATGCTTCGTTATGGATCGATTATTTAAACCTGCTGAAGCAATTTAGGAGGGATGTTCTCAATCCGTTTTACGTTTGTCCGGATGATTTAAAAAAAGCGCATGACCGGCTGGTAATTAAAAGGCGCGATTTAGATCGCAAAAAGCGCCTGAAGGAAATGATTGCCAAAGTAAAAATGGATCAGGAAGAATATGCCAGTAAAAAGCGTGCATTTTTTGGACTTGCATTCCGTAAGGGTGCTATATGTGTAAAGGCGATGGAATCTGTGGAGGAATTTATGAAGGAAGGCGACGAATTGCGGCATTGTGTTTTTACCAACGAATATTACAAGCGCGACGAATCGTTAATACTATCGGCGCGCGTTAATGACGTGCCTGTTGAAACTATTGAGATATCGCTAAAAGATATTTCTGTACTTCAGGCCCGGGGTAAAAACAACATGCCTTCGAAATATCACGATAAGATTGTTGACCTGGTTAAAAGCAACCTTCACCAAATAGCGAAAAGAGTTTAATTATAACCATTTAAATAAAACACCATGACTGAAAAAGCGCTTAGACTAATGAATTTCTTGAGGTTTATTCATTCCGAAACAACAAAGGAACCTATTAAAATCTCGCTGATTGAAAAATTGAAAGAATACGATTTGCCCCAACCAGGTAACATCTGCAAATTCCTGCTCGAGCTGAAAATTATTGAACGGAAAGGGCAGTTTGTTAAGTGGATCCACGAAGATGGCCCAACCGTTGCAATGACAGAAAAGGTTTTTACTTGCATAGCCGATTACTGGAAGGAGAAGGGAAGTAATAAGAAGGTGGCTAAAAAGGAAATAAAACCAGCCGCAACGGAAATTATCACTGCCAAAAAAGAAATTAAAGTCACCCAAAAGGAAACGCCCCAGGCAAAGCCTTCACTTGATTTTATTCTCTCGAGCGCTTCTGATGAAGAGATAATTAATGTTTTGAAGAATAGAGGATTTACGGGAAGTCTGGAATATAAAAAACTGATAACGTTATGACACCAGATCCCCAAATTCAATATAAATCGGAAACAGGGAATTTGGCATTTATTAGTGTAGAATCCCAACGTCTAACACAAGAATATGACGCTAGGGTTATGGAAGATATGACAACACGTGAAATTATAGATTTGATTGATTATGATAGCCGTCATAATGCTAAATGGGGCATTTTTATGGATCAATTACCTAATGGATTTCAGAAAAATGAAGATTTAGTTATTCCATCTCCTGAATATGTTAAATGGTTGGAAAATAAAGTGGAATCAATAAAAAAATAAAACAACAACACTATGAACTGGAGACAACTAAAAGAATTTTGCATTAACCTGCCAGAGCAAGAACTTGATAAAAAAGTAATTCTTTGGAGAGAAGATGAAGCTATTACCGCCATTGAAGCAATGCAATTAGAAGAGGATCACTATTTAGATCCTGAAGATGAAATGGGATGTTTTCCTGAATCAACAGCAAAATCATTTATTGAAGATGTGGATGCTTACCCTGATGGTATGGACTCCTTTAAAAAGGTTTACGACAAAGGAAACCCTATTTTGTGGGAGGAATTTTAATCTGTAAGCGATGAACAAATTAGGATTTCATCTTGATCTCATAAAATGCCCCAATTGTAATTTCAGTCAATGGGCAAAAGTAATGCATACCGTGCCCTGGTACTCATATGTCCATTGGTGTAAAAAATGTAACTATTGTATCATGGAAAGTGAATGGAGTGAAGTTAATAAGGAGGTAAAACAATGAAAGCACTATCAGTTAAACAACCGTGGGCCGGTAATATTGCCATGGGACGAAAACCCGCCGAAATAAGAAACCGAAAAATAAAACCACAAGGCGATATTCTTATTTGCGCAAGCCTGCAACCCTTTGAAAATATTGGAAGGTTTCAATGCAATAACAATGAAATATGGAACCATAAACATTGCTCTGAAAGTTTATGTGATTATTATGGAAAGGCAATAGCAGTGGTAAATTGGTACGACACTGTACGATTTACAAAAGACCTTTGCGAAGATGCTTGTTTTGATCCAGTACGCTGGCCCTTTTTATTTTTCTGTATAAGTGAAGTTGAAACTACTAACGAGTGGGCCTGGATGTTTAAGGATGCAAGATTAATAAAGCCATTTTTAGTAAAAGGGAAACAGGGGCTATTTGAAGTTGATGACAAGCTAATTGAATATTTATAATGTTTTTTTGATATTTGCTTATACTTAATTTTTAGCCATGTACGAAAATAATATCAAAAAACGGATGAAACGTGACCTTGGTTTGGGCATCGTTATTCTTGCCCTGATTGGGTTAGGTTACTTAATTTATTATTTAATTAATCTACTATGACAGCAGTTTTAAAAATCGTACCGCCCGATGTACCCCTAAGATTAATAAAAAAGGGAAAGCAAACACTTCCACGAACCTTCTATTTGGATGGGAAATTTTATAACGGGCGTGTGGAAGAGGCTCGGGTGTATTACCAAACCCATCCGGAGGTAAACGAACAGTATACCTTTGAGGAATATGTACATATTACACATTACGAATTTCAGAAGCCCGTAGATGCGATAAGGCAGGAGCTGATAGACCTTTGCTCGCAATCGATGGATACCAAGGATTTGGTAAAAGCTATATTTTTGCTTAATAAATTGTAATTAGTTTTTATATTTGAATTCAAAATATTTATTATGAATGCTTTTACATGGGGGTTGACAATACGAAAAAGGATTATTAAGGCTGTAGAAGATGCAACTTTTAGTATTGGTTATTACCAAACAGAAAGACAAAAAGCCTTAGAAAGTAAGGATATGGTGATGGTTGAAACCATTGACCATTTAATTAGCGAGAAAAAAGAGGTTGTAACTGTTTTAAAAAGACTTCTTTAGTTCTTTTTATTAAAATATGCAACATTGTTGTCGTAAAAAGGTAACAATGTTGCATAAATCGTTAAATTATTCGTTTAAACTTTGTCCTGACAAAAAAATAAAGCATGAGTCAGGACGTTCAATTTCGCATTTTTGGCAAAGAAATATTCTCGAAACGTACCATAAACGTTGGCGAAGAGAAACGCGCTCTTGATAACATTCCCCAATCAAATTTACAGGATCCCGCTAATTTTTTACTGAATGCTTTCGGTTATCAAACTTCCAGTAATGTTTTGGTAAACGAAACTACAGCCTTAACCCTTTCGGCTGTTTGGGCATGTATACGGGTTTTGGCCGAAACACATGCCATGCTCCCGCTAAACGTTTTTACCATCGATGCTGGCAAAAGTCGCGAAATGGCCGAAACAGACCCTTTGCACTTTCTTTTACATAATCGCCCTAATCCATTAATGACTTCTTTTGTTTGGCGCGAAACCATGATGATGCAATATTGCTTAACCGGCAATGCTTACAACATTATTCACCGCGACGGCCTTGGCAATGTGATTGAATTGGAGTTGGTGCAATGGCCAAGCGAAATGTATATCACAAAATCGCTGTTTGACAATAAAAAATACTACCACTACCGTGGAACAACCTACAATGAGGATGAGATTTTACATATCTGCGGTATCAGCTTCGATGGCTTAAAAGGCCTCTCCCCTATTCAGTGCGCCCGCGAAAATATTGGTTTAGGTATTTCGTTGCAAAATTTTGGAGGTTCGTTTTTTAAGAATGGGGCCAGGATGAGCGGCGTTATGGAGGTACCTGGTAAGATGGATGACAAGGCTTATGATCGCCTAAGCAGTTCGTGGGAAAGCAAATATTCCGGAGTCGACAATGTTGGTAAAACTGCCATTCTCGAAGGCGGTGCAAAATATACTCCAATCAGTTTAAGCAACGAAGATGCACAGTATTTGGCCTCCCGGGTATTTAGCATTGAGGAAATTGCCCGCATTTTTCGGGTACCTATTCACATGATCGGCAACCTGGACAAAGCCACGAACAACAACATCGAACATTTAGGGATGGAGTTTGCAACCTATACCATGACGCCTCATATCGTTCGTTGGGAACAAGAGATGAACGGTAAGCTTATTACACCTGGCAAACGCGCCGGAAAATATATAAAATTCCAAATGAATGGTTTGTTACGGGGTGATAGTGCATCCCGGGCAGCCTTCTTTAAAGAACTATTTTATGCTGGCGCCATGTCTCCAAACGAAATAAGGGAGGCTGAAGAAATGAACCATTATGACGGCGGCGAAAAGTATTACATCCCTGTGAACATGTTGCCAAGCGAATTGGCTGGGAAAAACATAACAACGAAAACCACCACCAATTAACAATTGATAATTTAAAATTTAAGATAAGATGAAAAAGCCTGAATTAAAAGGAACTGAAAGAAGGTATTTTGATA